GTGAAGTCGGCAGTAACAAGAAAGTTAGCAAGTTTTAGAAATAAGAAACACTTGATGAAAACAGTACACGACATTGACATTAAAGAAGTTTGAGGGTGACGGGATGAATGCAGCAACCAAAATACAAGTGATGGATTGGTCAAAATTTACAGCTGAAGAATGGTTTAAGCAGTATGGTGCATACATTCAGACCTGTCGCATGAAGTCAGGGAATGAACCGGATGATTTGGGGGTGAATCAGATTTACTGGTTGATTTGCGAGAATAACAAAGGGGTGGCACCCCGTAAAGATCAGTTGATTTGTAAGATCAATGACGTTGAAGCCGAAGAAGTGCGAAAACTCATCTTTGAAATGCGTAGTTCAAGATTGATTTGTACGTCAGCGAAAATGGCCGTGCTGTTGTTTATTGAGAAGAATGTGCGAGGGATGTCATTTGATCAATTGGCTCGTGAATTCAAGCTAAGCCGTAGTTCAATTAATAACATGGTATTTGCTGGTAAATTTTATATGGGTGGGCATGACAAAAGATTAAAAATTGAATAAAACTTGCGTTTAAATGGGAATATGCTAGTTTATGTTATAGTGATCGAAGTGTATGTAAAAACACTAGATTAATTAAGAAGCTCATCAAAAGATGGGCTTTTTTATTTCATATGCTATATTCATCAAAAATACAAAGAGTATTAAAGATGGGTGAGTGGTCAGATTACTTTGAAGATTATCCTGAAGAAGATCCATCGAATCAGGTAAACGGTATTTATAGTCCAGAGCTAGCAAGACAGCGTCAAATGGAATTAAATAAACCGCATGTTTCAGATAAAGAAAAACAATTACGTAAAGAGCAACAGGAAATTTTATTAAGATTGAAAGGGATTATTAAGTAAATATATTGAATTCAATCTACTGCTGTTTAGCTTATATAGAAATAAAAGCTCGGTCATTTGATCGGGCTTTTTTGTTGTCTGAAATCCGACCCTCAAATTGAGAATAGGATTTTAATTAGATCGATTTCGTGCCAATTAAACCCATCGAATTCGATGACTTTAAAATTTTGGAATTAACACTATTAAATTATCTGGGGATGCTAGATAGCTCGTCTAATGATAATCCCTCTCATATCCTATAATCGAAATTAAGGAGAAAGCTATGATCTATTTCCTTCGTAAATTATTCTGCATCCATGCTTACGAATTTGATTACGATCATGAGCATGGCTATACGCAAGAATGCCGTAAATGCGGTAAAGATGATTAAGTAGTTCTCTAATTTGCCGGACGTATTACGGCACATAAAGCCCCTCGCATTCTAGATGTCGAGGGGTTTTTCTTTTCTATTCGAGGTAATCATGACAGATCGTGTACAAGCTAAAAAAGATTTGCAGTTCTGTTGTGATGAACTGAGCAAGTATCAAAACTTGAGCCGTACAGGTTTAAGACATAGTGAGCTGGTAGCTATAGACAATATTATGATTCGCTTGAAAGAGCAGATTAGGAATCTAAGGTTAAGTTTGAAAAGTTTCTAAAGGTTATTTTATAATTTAAAACATTAATCGCAAAAATAGAAAATAAGTAAATGCCTGAAATATATATTAGTCTTGCTGGAACGCTATTTACAACCCTTATTGGAGCTCTAACGTTACTTATCATAGCTCGCGTAACTGCTGCTAAGGTTCATGAAAATTTTAGAGCAGACAAGCTTGCAGAGGCAAAAAGGGATGCATATTTAAATTTAATTGATTGCTGGATGAGGTATTTATTAGATTTTAATAGTTTTAGAATCAGAGATACTGAAGCACATCGTATGATTCTATTTCAATCAAACCAAGAATTGATCTCAGCTATGCATAAGTCCAGTTTTATTTCTGAACCCACTACAAAAAAAGAAATAATAGAATTCTCTATAGAGTTTAGTAAACAGAGTTTTATGCTTGGTGATGCATTAAGAGGTTGGTATCAAAATAAAGATACAGGCGCTATCTCTGAAGAAAAAATTATAATGGATTGTTTGGAGGGTTTAGGATTGAAAGCAATGAGTCTGCAAACTAAATTAAGAGAAGAGCTTGGGATTAACAACAACAAAGAAATTGATGATCATATCTTAGCCTTACAGATGCAATTTTCTAAAGAGGTGAGACAAAAACTATTTGGTGAAATTTAAATAAGCCTCCTTCGGGAGGTTTTTTAATGGGCGCAATTTATGGACGTTAACGATTATTTCTGGAAAACCAAGAAACGCCCACCCAAAACAAAACCACGCGCCAAACCACTACCCAAGGCTAAAGAAAAATACTTAGAAGCTGAAGAAACCTTATTTCAAGAATTAGAAGAACATTCGATCGGCTATGAACGCAAATTTCAATTTGAACCTACTAAGCACTGGCGCTTTGATTTTCATATCGTGAAGTTAAGACTTCTTATTGAAATAGCGGGTGGTCCATGGTCAGGCGGTCGTGGCGGTAAATTAGCGATGAAGGCTTGGAGCTTAGATCGGTACGATGTTGCTGAGGAAATGGGTTACACGTTTGTACGTCTTGAACCTCATCAAATTGAGTCAGGTTATGCAATTAATTGGATTCAAGGGCAGTTAGAGAGATTAGACAATGGAACAGATCAGACCATTCCCACCGACAGACCTAATTGACCGAGCAGAAGAGCAAGAAGCTATTCTGCTTGCGCCCGCCGTGGAATTAAAAGAATGGGTTATTAAAAATTGGCTAACGATTGGTGGTGAACTTCATAACCCTGACCATGACCATATTGCAGAGCTGCTGCATGATGATGAAACCTTTTTAGCATTTGCTTGGGCATCATCTGCATGCATGGCCAAAAAGAGAATGGTACTTGGCCAATGTGAAAAGGTGATGTTTAACCAGGGCGGATGGAAGAAGGCGCGACAAGAACAACAGATGCGAGATTGGTTTGGCTGTGTGCCTGTTTATCTCATTACGATTGATGCCAGTTATTGTGAAAACACAACTGATCGTGAATTCTGCCGACTCATCGAACATGAACTGTATCACATCGGTGTTGAGCGTGATGCAGATGGTGAAATCATTTATAGCGATAACACTGGCTTGCCTAAGCATTACTTGGCTGGTCACGATGTGGAAGTGTTCTTCGGTGAGACAAAACGATGGGGTGCCGACGAGTCAGTAAAACGACTTTTAGAAATCGCGAAGAATGCGCCGTTTGTTTCAGAAACTAATATTGCTGCGTGTTGTGGGAACTGTGTCATCGGTTAAATTTTTTGCCCGTCTTCTTAGACGTACTTAGACGGATTGGAATTTATGGCCAGACTAAAAAAAGAGGTGCAAACCTATATAGTGCGGTCACTTGCACAATTCAATACACCACAAGAAACGGTAGTGCTCGTCAAAGAAGAATTTAACATTGATGTGAGTCGTCAGCAGTGTGAGGCATATGATCCAACTAAACGTATCGGTAAAGATTTAAGCCAGAGTTTAAAAAAAGAATTTGAAGATACTCGCAAAAGTTATCTTGAGGCACCGCAGAATATCCCTATTGCAAACCAAGCCGTTCGCTTAGAGGTGTACCAGAGACTAATTAATAAAGCTAAAAGTCCTGCGATGGCTTTAAAAATCCTCAAGCAAGCTGCCGAGGAAATGGGTGGTAAGTACACTAATCGTCAAGAAATTACCGGTAAGGATGGGCAACCTATTAAAACCGAAAATACAAACAATAACCCGCCCCAATACACACCCGAGCAACTTGCAGGCATGACCGCGCAAGAGCTTTCACGTTTAGCAATTAATGGCAAGTTATGACTTATGCACTTGAAGAAATAGCGCCACTAATTAAAGAGTGGACGATAAACATACGTCTACCTGAAGTCATCGCGGAGATGACTAGGCGTTACTACTACAAGGCTGTGACAGAGCAAAACGAATTAAGTAAGCAAGCTGAAATCTACAAGTGCAGTAAAGACCCAGTGCATTGGTTTAATCACTGGATCTGGACATATGATCCGCGTGGTATGGCATTTGGATTGCCTGCGAACATTCCTTTTGTGCTGCGTCCTAAACAGGTTGAATTGGTTGATTGGCTTTTAGAGCGTGAAAGCACTCAGACACACGGCTTAATTGAAAAGTCTCGTGATGAGGGTATGAGTTACGTTGTATTGGGTTTTTACTTACATCGTTGGTTATACGTTGAAGGCTTTGCGGGTGGTGTGGGGAGTCGTAAGGAGGAACTTGTAGATAAGCGTGGAGATCCAAAAACGCTATTACATAAGTTCCGAGACATGTTCAGTAAGATGCCTGATTGGATGAAGCCTAAAAACTTCAATCAGCGGGATCATGATAACTACATGCGTATCGTGAACCCAGACAACGGTGCAACCATTACAGGTGAAGCTGGTGACAACATTGGCCGTGGTGGTCGTACATCAATGTATTTTCTTGATGAATGGGCATTCGTTGAACGTCAGGAAGCTGTAGATGCTGCAATCTCTCAAAATACCAACGTACACATCAAGGGATCTACCCCAAATGGTATTGGGGATAGATTTCATCGTGATCGTTTTAGCGGTCGCTATTCAGTATTTACCATGCCGTGGCGTGACAACCCAGATAAGAATTGGCAGGTCGATTTACGCGGAAAACTGATTTATCCCTGGTATGAAAAACAGTTGGCCACACTTGATGAGGTGGTATTAGCCCAAGAGGTTGATATTAACTATGCCGCATCGGTTGAAGGTGTCTTGATTCCTTCAGTATGGGTTCAGGCTGCGATTGATGCTCATAAGAAACTCAACATTGACCCTACTGGTGATCGTATTGGGGCGTTAGATGTTGCCGATGAAGGTAAGGATAAAAATTCATTTGCAGGTCGTCATGGCATTGTTTTGCAGTATCTGGAGTCATGGTCTGGTAAAGGTGATGACATCTTTGGCACAACGCAAAAGACTATGGATATCTGCATAGAAAAAGATTACGGTCTGCTTTATTACGATGCTGATGGACTAGGTGCTGGCGTACGTGGTGATGCTCGTGTGATTAATGAGCAGCAGCGTGAAATTGGCGGTGTGGAGATTAATGTTGAATCTTTCCGAGGTTCAGCCGCCGTGTATGATCCTGATGGTGAGATGGTCGAGAATCGTAAGAATAAAGACTACTTTGCCAATTTAAAGGCCCAATCATGGTGGGCTTTACGCATGAGATTTCAGAATACTTATCGCGCTTTAAAAGGCATGGAGTACGACCCAGACAACCTAATATCACTCTCTAAAGACGATATTGATGAGAATGAATTAACTCAATTAACTATGGAATTATCACAACCCACATACATGAAAAATGGTGTAGGCAAACTTTTAGTCAATAAGCAACCTGATGGCGCCGTATCACCTAACCGCGCTGATAGTGTGATGATCTGCTTTAACCCTGCAATTTCTAGCATGTTGATCTGGGATAAGCTCTAACCGAGACATAAAATGAAATTTTCAAATATTTTTACCGCAGATGGTTTTCAAAACTTTGCTGCGCGACTCGGCTTGGGCGCGGGAAGCCAAAATGACCAATCAACTTATGGCTTTGACTTCCTTAGTCGTGACCGCGTAAAGCTTGAAGCAATGTATCGCTCCTCGTGGGTGGTTGGTCAGGTTGTTGATGTGGTCGCAGAAGATATGACGCGTGAGGGTGTAAACCTGCGTGGCTTGGATGATCCTAGTGATGCTGAAGAGATTCAGCGGGCTATGGATGATTTAGAAATCTGGAATGAGATAACCAATGTCATTAAGTGGGGGCGTTTATATGGTGGTGCTATCGCTGTAATGCTTATCGATGGACAGAATGTAAGTACACCATTAAATATTGATACCGTGGGCAAGGATTCATTCAAAGGCTTAATGGTCTTAGATCGATGGTTGGTTCAACCCACATTGCAGGATCTGGTTAGTGAATATGGTCCCGACTTTGGCATGCCAAAATATTACGACGTGATTGCAGACTCATTAGGGTTATCCAATCAGCGTATTCATCATTCTCGTGTCATCCGATTTGATGGTGTGGATCTACCGTATTGGCAGCGGGTAGCTGAAAACCTTTGGGGGCAATCAGTCATTGAGCGTCTTTTAGATCGCTTGATTGCATTTGATAGTACGACGACTGGTATCGCTCAACTGGTCTATAAGGCGCATTTACGCACGTACAAAGTAAAGGATCTTCGTAAAAATATAGGCATGGGTGGTTCCGCATTAAACGCTTTAATCAAGCAGATCGAACACATGCGTTTATGGCAATCCAATGAGGGGATAACCCTCATGGATTTAGAGGATACTTTTGAAACTCATTCATACAGTTTTGCTGGTCTTGATGCTGTCATGTTGCAGTTTGGACAGCAATTGTCTGGGGCTTCGCAAATCCCTTTAGTCCGCTTATTCGGTCAATCTCCATCTGGTATGAATGCCACTGGTGAATCAGACCTAAGCAACTATTACGACAATATCAATCAGCAACAAGAGCGCCGTATGCGTACAGGGCTTGGGAAGCTTTTGAAAATTGTTTCATTGTCCACGCTTGGTAAGGCATTACCCGATTCATTTACTTTTGATTTTGCATCACTGTGGCAGATTGATGATGTGCAAAAAGCAGATATTGCCACCAAGGTTACTGATGCAGTTTGTAAGGCCGAGGAGCAAGGATTGATTAGCACTCAAGCAGCTATGAAAGAACTTCGCCAATCAAGTGAAATCACAGGTATCTATTCAAATATCACAGATGCAGATATTGAAGCAGCTGACGATGAGGTGCCTAAACCTCAAGAGAACTACGATCATGGAGAGAATCCGCCACACACCGAACCGAGCTAGGAAGGTGGAAAAGAAGTACGGACAGCAGCTGCGTAAAATATCTGGTTATATCGATTCAATTATTAAGGGTTTTGATGTAACGGATGAAACGGTTTACCCATCCATTGTGACTGCTTTACGCAAGTACGCTGAATCACTGGATACATGGGCTGTGAATGCATCCTCTCGTATTTTGATGGATGTAGCTTTACGTGATGAAAAGACATGGCTAATTCATGCAAAGGATATGTCTATTGGTGTGAAGCATCAAATCAGAAACACTGATGTTGGTGCTGTTATGCAAAAACTTCTTGCCGATCAGGTGGGCTTGATTAAGTCGCTTCCTCTTAATGCTGCACAACGAGTTCATGATTTGGCTACACGTGCTGTCATTGAGGGTGGTCGAGCTGATGAGATATCAGGTTTGATCATGGCTATTGGTGGTGTTACTAAATCACGAGCGAATACCATTGCACGTACAGAGATATCCAGAGCGACAACAGTATTCACAGAGGCACGTGCCAAGGACTTGGGTAGTGATGGTTATATCTGGCGAACTTCTGAAGATAGTGATGTACGGCATGATCATCAAGAGCTGAACGGGCAGTTCATACCATGGGATAAGCCACCGATTGCGGACAAGCGAACAGGTGCAAGAGCTCATGCTGGTTGTATCTACAATTGCCGTTGTTACCCAGAACCTGTAATACCTGAAGATTGACCACCCTAGCGGTGGTTTTTTAATGCCTACTCAAAGGTGAATCATGTTTAAAAAGAAACCCAAACAGGGTCGAACCAAAATGGCTGACAAGGCTAACGAGTTTTATACAGTCTCTAAAATTGGTAAGACTCGGGAAATGACACCAGAGGGTTATTTACTCTGTCGTGATGTGGCTTTAGCACGTACTGGAACATTGCTTTATGGCGATGGAGAAATTCCAGTAGAGCCTGATAATACTGGGCTTATTGTGGTTACTCGTGGTGATGATGATCTATTCCGACCTGAAACTATGGCGAGTGCAGAAGGTAAGCCTGTCACCAATGATCATCCTGATGATTGGGTAAAGCCTGAAAACTGGAAGCAACTATCTTGTGGTATCGGTCAGAATATTCGCCGTGGGGAAGGGCTTGAAGACAATCTCTTGATTGGTGATTTATTAATTACAGATAAGCAAGCCATTGAGGATGTTAATAACGGAAAGGTTGAAATATCTCTAGGTTATGACACTGATTACCTACAACTTGAAAAAGGTAAAGCAACGCAGAGCAATATTGTTATTAATCATATTGCATTGGTAGAAAAAGGGCGCAACGGTAATCGCTGTGCAATTAAGGATAGTAAGACTATGGCTAAAAAGACAAAAACACCTTGGTATCAGGCATTGCTTAAAACCAAACGTACAATTGATGAGGCTTTGGAAAAGGCTAAAGAAACTGAGGATGGTGATCCAGATGATGATCCAACCGAAGATGATGACGATCCTGAGGGTGAGGGCAAAGGCAAAACCTCAGATGCCGCTGTAAATCGTCAAATTCTCAAAATGCTTAAAACTATGGATTCTCGACTAGGTGCTTTGGAAAAGAAAAAAACCAAAGATTCAGATGACCCTGAAAAGAAAACCGAAGATGGTGAAGATGATCCGGACGATGAACCAACCAAAGACGACATCTTGAAAGCGGAACCAGCAGGTAAAGCCGATGTAGGTACAACCTACACAGGTGATTCACTTCAAGACATTCGTGCGCGTGCCGAGATTCTCGCACCCGGCTTAAAAATCCCGACACTGGATTCATCTGCTAAAGACGTTGGCAAAGTTGCCGATACAGCGAAACGCAATGCTTTGAAATTAGCTTATGCCACCGCTGATGGGATTAAAACGATTGGGCCATTTGTGGGTGGTGCCAATGCCAATATTGATGCCTTGCCAGCCCATACGGTTGATGCTGCTTTTATTGGGGCATCAGAATTGATCAAACAGCAAAATAATGCGAAGGGTGTACGTACGGGTATCACAACTCGGGACTTTGGTCGATCAGCTCCAACACCTGCTGACATCAACGCTAAAAACCGCGCTTTCTGGAATAAAGGACAATAATCATGAGTAATGCTTTTTTATATCGCATGCCTTCAGGTATTGCGGGTGATGTATCACGAAAATCACATTCAACCATTGAAGCCCATAATACTGTGACAGGTTTTGCCGGCTTTGGTTTGTTCGGTAAATTAAATGCCGATGGTAAATTTGCACCGCTAACCTCCGCTGATACTGCCGCAAATATTTACGGTCTTATCGTTCGCTCATACCCAACTCAGTCAGCAAGCAATGGCTTGGGTGCAGCTATTCCAGTTGCTGGTTTTAATGATGTATTGCGCCGTGGCTATATGACTGTGAAATGTAATGCGGGCACTTCCAAAACTGGTGGCAAAGTCTTTGTTCGTGTAAATGCTGGCACAGAAGCAAAACCAATCGGTGGTATTGAAGCAGTTGCAGATGGGGCCAATACGATTGAAGTGAATGCGATCTTTATGCATGCAGCGGATGCCAGTGGTAACGTGGAAATCTCTTACAACATCTAATTTTAAATGACGTAAATCAGGGGGCGCTTAAAGCGTCTTTTTTTACGTCTAGGGAAAATAAAATATGAGTAAATTACTCTTGGCCACAACCATGGCGCAAGCTGTAGCAATGGGTAATCCTATTCGTGCGCGCACACGTGACCAAATGATGACATTTGATCAGCACACTGTGGATAGCTCGGGTGCCTTCTTGGTTGGTGAGCTTGAACGCTTAGATCAAACTATGCATGAGCCATTAGCTTCAGTTACATGGACACGTGACATTGATTTGCGTTCGGATGTATCGATTGCAGATGAGACATCATCTTTTACGAACAGTACCTTTGCAGCAGCTGGTGGACAGTCGGGTAGTGGTAAAGCTTGGGTTGGTAAAAATACAGATGCCATCCAAGGCATTGCACTTGATATTGGTAAAACTGCCGCGCCATTAACTTTATGGGCTATGCAGATCGGCTATACATTGCCTGAGCTTGAGTCAGCCTTAAAAGTTGGTCGTCCAGTTGATGCACAAAAACACGCTGGTTTAACGCTTAAATACAACATGGATGTAGATGAGCAAGTTTATATCGGTGATGAGCAGCTTGGCTTAGAAGGTTTATTTAACTCAAGCAAAGTTGGTGCAACAAACGTCAATACCTCTTGGGAAACAGCTACACCGCAGCAGATCGTAGATGACGTAAACCTGATTTTAAATAATGCATGGGTCGCATCTGCTTTTGCTGTGTGTCCAGATAAGTTACTTATTCCGCCTGTGCAGTTCGGTTGGCTGACAACTCGTGTAGTGAGCGACGCGGGCAATATCTCAATCTTGGAATATTTGAAGATCAATAACCTTTGTATGTCAGTCAATGGTAAGCCTTTAGATATTCAGCCATCAAAATGGGCTGTTAAACGTGGTGTCGGTAATACCGATCGTATGATGTGTTACACGCAGTCGGAAAATCGCGTGCGCTTCCCATTAGTGCCATTACAACGCACACCACTTGAATATCGTGATCTACGCCAGTTGACCACCTATTTTGGTCGTTTGGGTGCGGTTGAATGGGTTTATCCAGAAACAGCTTTCTATGCCGATGGCCTATAAGGAACAATGACCATGCCTCAAATTTTATTAACTAAGCAGCTTGTAGTGAATCTTGGTAAAGATGAGCATGGTCAGCAAAAAACAGTAACCCTTCCTGCCGGTGTGCAGGAGGTGGATGCTGAAATTGCTGATCATTGGTTTGTTAAAGCTCATTCGCAGGAAATCACTCCATCGATCGCAGTCAATCAAGAGCTTCAAGATAATTTTGATCAATTGAAAGCTGATCATGAAGCACTGCAAACCCAGTCCAATGATGCAACTAAAAAGATCAATGAGTTGGAAGCACAAGCCAAAGCTGATGCCAAAACAATTGCTGATCTTCAAAAGCAAATTGCTGATAGTGCTAAAGCGGAAGCACAAGCCAAAGCT